GCCATGGACCCTGCAGACGGATCGCCGCCTCGATTTCTAGTGCATGAGCGATTGACCAAGGGCAGCAAGCGGGGGTTGCATCGGTCGTTGCTATCGTACCGATTCAAAGGCAATACGGAGGCACCAGAAAAGGACAACGTGCACGATCATGCTTGCGACGCTGCGCGCTATTTCTGGGCAAACATGGACGGAGTTAGCCGCCGGACGGTGGCGCATGAGCAACAACAGTTTGTTGCGCGCCGATACGAAGAAAGGCGGCTATAGTGTATTTTGATCTAATCAACGGACCAGCGCAGCAGTTGATGCGCGATATATCGCAGCGGGCGATTACGACGCGTGCCGACTGGGTGAAGCAGATCTTAGAGCTAAGCAGCGAATGGCGCCCGTACGGCTATCGCCACGCTTGCGAAATGCTTAACGATTACTACCTAGGCGAACAGCAAGAAGGCTTGACGGCGCAGTTGCAAAAGCAGTTCCCGAAAACGTACCGGCGCTTTCCCACCAACATGATATTGCCTGTGCTGCGCCGTTGGATCGACCAGCAAGCTACCGTGTACTTGACGCCAGCAGCGCGCACGCTGATGGACGAGCAAAGCGGCGAAGCTGTCGAAGACCCTGCGCAGATTGCAGCGTTTGAAAAGCTACAGCGAGACGCAGCGTATTGGGAAGTATGGCAACGGCTGGACCGCACGGTGCATCTGTTTGGCGCTGGGCTTATGCTCTACAGCTGGAATACGTTTAGAAACCGCATCGAGTGCAACGTGGTGCAGCCGCATTTAGTGCACATTGTGCCAGACGTTGACCGACCAGACGACATTAGCGCAGCTTATGCCGTGCTTATCGAGTTAGCCACTGACAAGGGCGTTCGATACAATCAAGAGAACAGACGCTTCTTAGCGTATTGGCGAGGCGTTGACGAGAACGGGCGCGAAGACTGGCAAGCTGTGGTCGTGCGAGAAGATGGCAGCCTCGAACTTGGCGCATTGCCTGACGCCATGGATTTTACGGCACCGATCAAAGACGCAGACGGCAACACCGTATTGCCGATGATTTGGGTGCAGCGCGAGAAAGGGCACGGCGTAGTTTACCCACGACCGCCTGTTGATCTGCTGCAGAGTCAAGACGCAATCAATAGCGCATGGTGCGACATCAACATGCGAGCGCAGACGAGCGGCTACGGCTCCTACGTTGCGACAGCGCTAGACACTGAGCGAGCACGTGGTGCGCTAAACATCACGCCAGGCGGTGTTAGCGTGCTTGAAGAGGGCGAAAGCTTGCAGAGCATCACAGCAGACAGCCGACTTTCCGAGCACGTTGAGCTGTTGCAGGATTATTTGCTGCAGCAAGCGCAGCGGCTAGGGTTGCCACCGTCAAGCTGGGCACCGAAGAACAGACCGCAGCTCAGCGGCGTGGCGCTGAAGGTCGAAAATCTAGAAAGCGAGTTAGCACGCGCACAGTCGATAAATCGGTTCGAGCGCATTGAGGAAGACGACGCTTGGGAAATTGCGCTTGCTACTTGGAACACCTATGCGCCAATGACAGGCGACACGCCTTTAGACCCGACTATGCGCCTCGTCTGGCGACCGGGACCGACGACAATACCAAGCGACGAAGAGGCACAGCGGCGTGTGCTCGATCACGACGTTAGCAAGAACTGGCTGACCGCTGCGCAGGCTATGGCGCGAGCGTTGAGCATTAGCGAGCAAGAAGCCGAAGATAGGCTTGCGGCAAACATCGACACCAACCGCCAGCAGATCCGACCAGCAGGGCAAGGCTTAGCCGAAGCGGCGCTTGGCATCGTAGGCAACGGCGAGGCGTAGCGTATGGCTAGAACTTGGCGAGACGATCAGAGGTTTTGCGATTATTTGCTACATATGAACTACGCAGAAAACACAACTAAAGGCGTTGTTGCTAAGCTTAGCACGGGTTTAGTTACTTATATTTGGGAAGCCTGGCAGGCATCTGCAGGCGCAAAGGTTCAAGGCTGGCAGCATGGCGATTGACGATAAAGGCATAGCGAACAACTTTGAGCGCGCCTTGCGTCGTCAGATCGATCGGCTGGAAGCTTTCGCCGCTGAACTAATCGTTGAGCTAGACACCGACGAAGGCAGGCTAGAAACCACGCGCCTAAACCTAGAGCGCGCCGTTTTGATTCGTCAGCGTTTAACCGACGAGTTAAATAGGCTCGGATTCCAGAGCACCGTGCGCACGCTGTACAGCGAACTAGCCGATGAACTAGAGCGAGAAGCAGACGGCGACAGCGAGGCGCTAGCCGTTAGCGAAAGCGCATTAGCCGCTTTTGCGTCGAACATGACGCGCAACCTTGACAACGCATGGTTCACAATGACCGGCAGAATACAAGAGGCGGTGGAGGCGGCTATGCTGACCAATGCGCCAATCAATGACTTAGTGGCAGGCATCGCAGGACCGGGACGCGCAAGCATACAGCTAACAGCGCCGCTTGACGCAGAGTTTAGCCAATGGCTGAACTGGTCAAGCAGCGCCGTTGAGACTGCGCTAGCGAGCATGGTGCGGCAAATTCAGCTCATCGAGGCGAGCGAAGCCGGTATACGTTACTTTATTTATCAAGGCACAAAGATTGCGACGACGCGCCCGTTTTGCCGTTTGATGCAAGGCGTGGTCGTACGTGCCGAAGATTTAGCGGCGATCGACAGCGACCCGGCTTACAGCAACTTGCGCAAGCTGCGAGATAAAGACGGCAGGCAGCCGCCTATCATTCCAAGCTTGGGCGGCTGGCGCTGTCGTCACCGGTTAGTTGCGACCAGCCTGCGAGACGCAAGAGAAGACGGACGCAAGATTTTCCAGTTTGACGGCGACGATCTAAACCGAGAAGCGGCGGCGTTATTATGAGTTGGGGCATCAAGCTAGAGGGCACGGTCGATTTAGACTTTTTGCGCGAGCCGCCTGGCAAGCAGACGATGCGCATTATTGGCGAGCAGGCAATCAGCCGCATTATTGTTGAGACGCAAGACTTAGGCAAAGACAAGAACAACCGACGGTTTCGACCGTACAGCAAACTATATGCAGAGGTGCGCAAGGCAGCAGGGCGTAGCACGCGTGTTGATCTGACGGACACAGGGCATATGATAAACGCAATTAGCGTGACCGATGCACGCAATAACGGCGTTACCGTTGGCTTTATTGACACGGTAAACCCTGACCGCAAAAGCATTCTAGCCAAGGCGTGGCCAAAGCTTAGCGAAAGCACGAAACGCAGCTTTTACGCTATTGCCGCAGCGGCAAAACGCAAAGCAGGCAAACGACCAGGCACAGGACCAAGGCGCAATCGCAGCGCAACTAGCGGCAGGCGACAAGGTCCGTTGTTCTCTGGGCATCCGCAGGCGCTGCCAAGCGAGAAAGCGCGCTATACGAACAGGCAGCGCCCATGGTTTGGCTTTGGATCGAAGAACAGCAAACGCCGTCAGCAGATTAGCAGGCGAGCGATCAACCTATTGCAAGAGATATTTGACCAACGCCGTCAACGGCGATAAACAAGGGAGGGTCTAACAATGACCGACAGCAGCAAGGTGGTGGACGCCACCGAATCAGTAGCGGACGCAACTGTACAAACCGTAAACCGCAAAGAGCTAGACGAAGCGATAGCACGCAGACAAAGCGCCCTGGAAAGAGCCCGATCTGCCGAAGAACGACTAGCACAGCTCGAAGCGGCGCAGGCAGAAAGAGACAGAGCCGAAAAAGAGGCGCAAGGGCGTTATCAAGAGTTAGCACAAGAGGCAGAGGCGAAAGCCGCTGACCTATTTGCAAAGCTTGAAGCGAACCAGCAACGATTGAACAGCCTAAGCGATAAGCACAGGGCGCAAGTCAATCGCCGATTCGAGGCTTTGCCGGATACCGTGCGCGAACATCTGCAGCAGCAGTTAGGCGACACGCCGGACCTTGATGCTTTCGATAATGCGGTTTCTCTTGCTGAGTCATTGCAGGCGCAATCAGCGCCCGCTGTTATGCCTCGGAGTATTGGCGC